ACAAACAGCTAAATGAGTACCAGCATTTGCGGTCACTCTTATTCCTTTATCACCACTTCTAAATATAGTGGTATCTTCAGTTGTTACCACGTTGCTATCGCTTTTTGTGGGGAATGTAGCCAGCCCGTGATCAAGATAGGTGTCACCCATATAGTTAGCATGTACTTGAACAGACAAAGAGTTATCTTGTGTAAACTGCTTATTTCTTGTTGTATCAGGGACTGAGTAAATACCTACGACCTTAGAATCAACATAGTTGCAGTCTGCACCAAAGTTAACAACAGCAGGGTTTGAGCCTGTTGATACATCTAAATTAGCAGTTACGGCTTCCGCATCTACAAAACTCAGCATGGGCGTGCCGTCATCAGTAACGCCAGTAACACTACCTGCATTTATATTAACTGAACGACCACCAACTGATTGACCAAACTCTAAAGGGGTGGTAGTCCAACCTCCCCCCTCTGTATACATTGCATTTATATTTAATCCTGTGAACTTGTCAATCCTTGAAGGGTTGGTACTAACTTGCTGGCTAACTCTTTCAAGTGTCAACTGCTCAATGTTAGTTCCAAATATCTCCTCAATATCAATCCCACGCTCGTCATCTTCTGAGCGTAAAATCATTGTGTTAGCGTTAAGCTCTCGACCTTTAAAGCCACGACCACAATTTTTAGTTAATAGGTTAACCTCGTTTAAAAAGCCTCGCATTTCAATCGCTGTACCTTCACAGAATGTTGCTTTAGCGTCAAACTGAGAGCGAACAAAACTTGTAACATCTGCGGCGTTACCTAGTACCATACCTGTAAAGTCGTAAGGATCACCATTCAACCCACTAATAGAAAAGTTAGTAGCTGTTTGAAATTGGCCGCTATACTCGAATATTCTACTGCCGTCATCAATAGTGGTTGAAAACTTAGTTATACCTTTAGCCATACCAAGAAATGCTGTGTTTTTATCGTCATTTATAACTAATGGAGTTATAGGGTTTATTAATACATTACCCTCGGTTGGTTTAACATTGTAATTAAGAGCGACACGCAAAGCCTCTGAACTTTCTGTGGTCCCTGTCATATCAACGCCAAATGCTTTAATAGTTGTTTTATCTGTAACAATTAAGGCTGCACTTTGCGTTGTGTTCGTGTTAGCTATAATTTCGTATTCGTCAGCAGTGCCAACGCCAGCTATAATTTTANAAGTTAGTAGCTGTTTGAAATTGGCCGCTATACTCGAATATTCTACTGCCGTCATCAATAGTGGTTGAAAACTTAGTTATACCTTTAGCCATACCAAGAAATGCTGTGTTTTTATCGTCATTTATAACTAATGGAGTTATAGGGTTTATTAATACATTACCCTCGGTTGGTTTAACATTGTAATTAAGAGCGACACGTAAAGCCTCTGAGCTTTCTACGACCCCTGTCATATCAACGCCAAATGATTTAATAGTTGTTTTATCTGTAACAATTAAGGCTGCACTTTGCGTTGTGTTCGTGTTAGCTATAATTTCGTATTCGTCAGCAGTGCCAACGCCAGCTATAATTTTAAATAGCGCCTCTCTGTCCTCAAGGTAAACCAACTTACTGATAGGGAATGATACTGTTGAGTTTTTATATTCTGATACTGTTCCGGCCCACTCTTGTGATAGGTCGTTTATTAAAGCAGATGGAATAGGTATTTCTGCAATTTCAACCTTTTCGAGCTTGACCTCGTTCGCTGTACCTTCACTAACTATAATGTCGTAAATATCATCAGCAGCTTTGAACGCGTAGTTTCCGTTTGAATCAGTCGTTAAAGGATTGCCAATAGCAACATCGTCAACATCAAATATAGATGCATTCAATTGTGTGCTATTTACTTTTACTGTTACAGGTACGCCACTAGCCGCGTTTCCTGTTGCGTCATCGTCAAACTTTAAAACCGCTGTGTTATGATATGCTTTCATTATGGATGATCTCCTGAACCGTTAATATATCTTGCTGGTGTATCTCCGAAGAATACCACCGTTGCCCCGTTATCTACTACGCCGCTACCAGCTAAACCGCCAGCAGCGTCATTGTTTGCGCCTGTATTTCCCCAACCCGAACCAGTACCATCAATCTCACCGTTAGAGCCTGTACTGCCTAATTCAGTTAATACACCTTCAGCGTCACCGCTTTGGCCACCAGTTCCCGCGTTTCTTCCGTCACCACCACCACCACCGTTACCAGAATCAGCAGGAGGTAATAACGAAACTGCATCATGACCACCACCACCACCGCTAGGCGCTCTGATATATCCGTCAGCAGTAGGGAACGCGACACTTGGAGTTGCTCCGCTAAAGTAAATATCTGTATCCACTCCTTGAGCATCGTAAACAATGCCGCCAGCAGTTCCGTTTTCAGCGGGTGCAGATACAACAACTATCGGGCCATCAGTTTCTATGCTTTGACCTTTGCCGCCGTTGCCGCCGTTAGCTTGACCGTCAAATCCGTTTACTAGTATCAGTGTTATTTTTGAACCAGTAGCAAAAGCACCGGCTCTTATTGCCGTAGCGCCTTGAGAGTAAGTACCATCTAACACGAAAGTTAAATCGACAGACTGACTAGGAGCGCCAGCAAGTATATAAAGATTTACACTACCTAATGCAGAGTCTAAAACTATCTCACTACCCGTATTAAATGCAGCCTCATATGACATAGTGGTTACATCGTAAATTCTACCAGTTTTTTCATAGCGTGGATTAATTTTAAGTATTTGCGCTCTGATGTTTCCCGATGGTAATCCGTTTGCGCCTTGATCAACTGTAGTGATTAAGTCGACAACATCACCAGTATTAAAAGTAAGCGCTCTTTCTTCAGTTTTAAACGTTCTTACAAATGGCGTAAATTTAAACCGGCTAACATATCGCTGCGTTAATAAATCTGCCGCATCTTTAGTTAATAAAAAGTTATCATCGAATTGTTTATCTTTGTGCTTAGAAAATAAAGCAGCACTAATTAAAGTATTATCAGAAAATTGACTGCCTTTTTTGTATCCGTCAGTGTCGGCTAGATTTCCTTTGTCATACAAAATTAGCGCTCTAGATGCTCTTATTGATTCCTTTGGCGTTTTATTTATCGTATAGGCGTTTATTTCTTTACCTTCGATAAGTGTCTCGGTTGATTGCTTCCATACTGATATAGCTGATAATTTAGCTAAGTTTTCAGTGGTAGAAAACCATAAGTCCATCAAGTAACCAGTAAGCACCCTATTAAGCACATCATTAACGCTTTCTGATTCACTGTGTAATGTGTTTATCTTATCCGCTGCATGCCACTCTGTTACCTCTGCCGCCCATTCTGCCGCAGGTATTAATGATACATCGAAATCACTAGCAACTAAAACTTTAGTGATAAAGCTATCAATAGTTTCATCGTCGGATAAGTCACAGATAAATACTTCATCACCAGCGCTATGATCTTCTGCGTTGGTAGTGGTTAGTAGCACCGCTGAGCTTGGCGCATATAAATCACCACCGCGAGTAGTAACGTTTAATACTGCCGTAGGTGTTAGGTTATTTGATACGCTTACAATCTGGCTAAACTCGTCACCTATACGCACAAATACCGCGCTAGAATAATCAGTATCACCATCAACAGGAATAGCGGTAACACTATCGTCAACATCTAAACGAACAAAGCCTCCTGTATTTATCGGCCATGACTTCTCGTCTAAGTTTGCTAGTGACAATACATCTTTACAAGCTAAAGACCACTTACCGCTCTTAGGATTTAACTTAAAAGCATTAGCTACATAGTGCCTAGTTTGAGCGCCGTTAACTAAATCGACAGTACCATCAGATTGCACACGATACAGTTTAAGCCTTACGGTTTTGTTTTCAAATATCTGCCTAGCGTTTAACTTGCCAAAAAATGTACCTTGGCTTTTAACTTCATCAGTAACACCAGGAGCGGTAACGTTCGGGTCTTGTTTGGTAAAATCAGTAAATGTTATATTTAACGACCCCCTGCTAGATAATCCATCACCAGGCTTTAGCTCTGTGGTAGTTTCTTTTATTGCAGTTATACACCTGTAAATAGGCTGACCGTTAATGCTTGGTAATATAGGCGCATTCTCATTAGTGAAATAATAAGTTTTATATTCATTAGTCCACGCTTGATCACAAGTTAAAGGAGTTCCGAAACCCTGAGAAGACCCCAAGGTACAAGCACCAGTAATAACAGGTAAATCAATTTCGAACACTTCAAAGTGCTGTTGTACTCTCATGTCTTGAGTTGCTAAAAATGTACTCATTAAAATAACCCGTTAAACGCTGTGAATTTCAAAGTAATAACATCTAGAGTAGGTGTTGATGGATGAGACTTAACGCCAGGCATTGGGTCATAGCAAAGATACGTCGACTCAGGTTTAGATTTAAACTCTTTAATAAAGAAAGGTTGCTCAAAACTAAAGTCTATAAATGTCTGCCATGTCCCCTCAACAAATACCGCTAGCTCGTTAGGCATCGACAAAGTAGCCTTTAAAGCCTTAGCTCTTTGTGTTGATGATATTGGTCCCACCTCCAAAGTGCTTGCTGTTCTTTGTGTTGTGTGACGGTTTAACCAGTTACGCGCATATCCCGCTTGCTGACCTTTTAATAGTGTAATAATTTCACCGGCTGCAATGAAGCTAACAGTCATTTGATAGTTATTAGGCACAGTAACAAATTTAATTATTAAGTCTTGGAATGCTTGAGCAGGAAACGTAAACATAACATTGTTATTACGCTGCAACACAACGCTATCAATCAACGTTGTATCATTATACAGCTCAATGGTTGCCTGTGCTGGAGTTGCTGCCGTATGTCCTGATATGGCAACGTAACTAATATTAGTTTGTGCGCCATAACTTACAGCGAAATCACCTACCGAAGTACCACAAGTATAATTTAAACTGTGGTCAGGGTCGGAAATATTAGCAGCAATTTCACCAGTGCCAGGGTCGGTAATAGTCGGCACAACATTAAGCAATACATTTGATGTTGTTATTGATAAACCATCTCTATCGGTTGCCGCTGCTACGTTCGTAATTATAGTCATTAGTTGCGGCCCTCTGCCGTAGCTTGATTTAGCCAGTTAGCTATTGCTTGCCCTATTTCGTCACCATCAGGAACAGTAATGTTTAACGTTTGTGATCCGCTTGCGCTCGCGTCAGTTAAATCAAGTGATGAAGTTTCTTCTTGAAAGTCTTGTTGTCCAGGTGATGCGCCAGATGCAGGAGAACCGCCACCCTCTGAAACATTACCACCACCTTTTGAAGCGCTTTTTAAGTTAGATAGTTGAGCTATACCAGTAGCAGCAACAACCGCAGCATTAGCATAAGCCTCGTAAATATTTGATGAAGTTGCAAAAGCTCGCATAATACCTGTAGCAGTATCAGCGACTATAATACCAGCTTGAATAGCTTTGTTGTCTTCAAAGAATGCGCCTTGAATAATGCTTGCTGCTTGCGTGTACTTAGAAAATATATCTAACTTTTCTTTATAGCCGATTTTATCATTCTTGACACTATCCCTTACAATCTTGTCGCCTTTCTTAACTATGATTTCTAGCGTAGTTGTAGCATCAGATGCAAACTTTTCCATAGCCTCTGCTGATAGTTGCGTCCTTTCTTCTAATACAGCGCCAAAAGTATCAGAGCCGTTAACAAAGTCAGTTAATGCAGCTTGACCTAACTCTATAATATTACCCCAACCAGTGGCGATAATATCAAACAGCTCGCTAGACCTTATACCTAATGTAGTTATAACCTCAACAGCAAGTATCAACTCTTCAGAATAGTCGGCGATCATCTGTCGACCACCAGCACTAAAAGAATGGCCCAACTGATTAAAGGCTATGCCAACCTCTTTTATTCTATCAATGTCGTTTTGAGATAGTACCGCGCCCACTTCCTGAAAGTTTGTTTTTAACTTGTTTAACTCTTCAGAATTATTTGATAGTAGTGGGATTAAGTCGGTAGCGTCACTAGCTAAACCTTCTAAGGCAAACGACATTTGATTACTTGAAACGCCTGCTTGCTCCATTCTCATAACCATTTCTTGCAGTACATCAGTACCCGACATAGTTTGGAATGTTTTCGCTAGCTCTCTGCCTTCAGCATTTGTTATTTTCATAACGTCGATAAAGTCAACGAATCCACCGCCGCCAGTAGCTAGGAACTCGCCTATTTTCTCGTTAGTATCTTTGCCAATATCACCAAGCTTTTCAAGTGATACACCAACAGTTTGAGAAGCGAAAGCCCATGCTTGCATGTTTTCAACTGTTTCACCTGTTCGCCTTGCTGCTACCTCTAATTCTCTTGCAAAGGTAACAGTAGAGTTTACAAGCACGCCAACAGCGGCAGCGGCAACAGTAGCACCCTTAACCATTGTCGCAGCCATTCTCTTAAAGTCTGTATCAACTTTAGTCACAGAGTTATCAAGGCGGTTTAGTTTTTTGTCGGTAGCTTTTAACTTAGCATCTAACTGTTGAGTTTTAGCATCGAGTAATACTATTAATTCTTCTGTAGCCATTCTTTAGATGCTCCGTTTGCAGCACGTTCGTAGTTTAACATTACCGATAAATCCATGGTCTTGTCCTCTTGGCCCAATAGCTTTTTAACTTCAACAAAGTCTAATTTCCAAGCCTCGGTAGGTGATATGCTTAATTGATTTACACATACTTTCCACCAGCCCCAATAATCAAACTCATGCTCAGTTATTGGTTTTGCTAAGCCTCCGAGGTATCCGACTTTTTTACATGTAGGTTTTCCATGAAATATTCGTGAACCTGAAAAGCAGTAGTAACCATCACCATAGCCCAAGGCTCTGATAAATCATCATCACGATCACTAGCCATCCAACCGACACGATAAGTGCCGTCATGGATTTCAGCCATAGGGATAGATTTATCCATTTCCTTTACCATGCAATGAATAGCCTTACACGCAATGTCGCGCGAATATAACTCACTAAATGCTATAAGCCTGTCAGCAATGCTAAGACCTTTACTATTAGCAGCTTCACTGATGTACTTTAAAAATACAGTTTGAAGATCTAAACCTGTCTGTTCAAAAAAAACCTTACAAGCATTCAATGTTAACTTGTAAGGGTATTTTTTATAAGCTAGGTGTATTTCCATTAGGTCACAGCCGGTACGTGAGTAATAGGGCCAGACGACAAGAATGTAATACTTGTTGAGACTTTATCACCTTGAGGTAATGCGTCACTTAAACCGTTTGGCACCATTGCTGCTGCGAATGATTCGTCAGTAGTGGCGTTTGATGCGTAAGTGATCGTGTAATCGTCTTGCGTACCAACCAAAGAATCGGCGCGTACTTTTCTGAATTGAGTATCATCGTTATAAACAATAGTTCCTGAAAACTGTAATTGCTTACCCGCTAATTCTGCATCCATCAAGGTCACATTGTCAGCATATGACTTGTTTGAAATATCAATAGGCGAGCCGTTAAAGGTAAGCGTACCCTCCATTTGACCAACTATTGCACCCGTACCGTTTACTAGCACAATGTTAGTGCCGTTAATTTCACCGCTCATAATTTTCTACCTTGTTGAGAATGTTAAATAGTTAATTGAAATAATTCTACGAACCCAAGACTCGTTTTCTGATTCGCCTTGGGCAGTTACGTCTAGTATATCAACTTTCTGCCCTTGATACACGTTACTAGCTCCGTTGAAGAATACAGCCTTTATTGCGCTAACAGCATCAGACATAGATTTACCATAATCACCAACATTAATTGGCGTGTATACGGTTATCTGATAAATTCCCCTATCTAAATCACTAGACTGTTTCGTCTTACCCGTTGTTTCACTTGTTGCAGGAATAAACCCTTCATCAAACCATAGTGATTTACCATAAGGCGAGAAAGACTCTGGCGGATCTATGTATGATGTATTATCTGCCGTAGTGGTGCTTGCTGTTGAGTAAACACCTCTAAGAGCTTGTAGTATGTTGTAATCGCTCATAGTGACCTTATTTTATTTCTCATTGCTATTAATGCGGCTCTTACCCATCCACTAGGCGCTTGTTTACTAAAGCCTCTAATGGATAATATTTCGTAACTCTTTGAAGCTTTAATATAAGAGCCTCGCTTAACCGGAGTAGGGAAACCGCCATATTCTAGTATGTTAATTGCAGGAGCGTTGTTAGTAAAAAATATCTTTTTACCCAATACAACCGCCGGCATTTTTGCTAATTGACGAATAGAGCTTGCGCCAGTTTTACTTTTGCTTGTCGTCGTCGCGTTAGATGGTACACCTACCGATAATTTCCAAGAGTTTCTATGCACACCTTCATCAGCTGGAGTTCCTGCAATAACATTACCTAAGCCAGAAAGATAAACGCCTTTTAAATTAGTATTCATGCGGTCTTTTATACCGACCTCTAATTCAAAGGTGACTTTCTCACGCCCAAGCAATGGCATTATTTAAGCCTTAACTGTGGCATGTAAGCCAGCACATCAGAAGTGGGCGCAATGATACCCAAGCTAACAACATGGTAAGTCAATGAGCCTTGAACAATCTCATCACCCTGCTTAACTATCGTCACGTTGTCACAAATTAACTTTCTATCACCAGCAAGTATATTTATATCAAAGTGTTTAGCTTCGTAGTCAATAAAGATGGCGTTAGTTAATTCAATGTTAGTACTTGTTGATGTACCTGGTACTAATGGAGTGCCAGCAGTAGTAACCTTACTAACAAGAAATACCTTGTCGGCAGTAGGTGAGCCTGTTTTCTTTTGCGCTCGCTTTAACCCTGCTTGAATTCGCTTTTGTATCTGTGCGCTACTCATTACCCTAAGAACCCCATATTTTCTTTATATAATCCACCACCATTTAAACCGGCGTTAGTGTAAGGCTTTAACACCTTTGATACCGCTGGCATTTGTGCAAGTGTTGGAGTGCTTGAGCCTGATTGATATGTCTCACTATACGCACCTTGACCTACGCTAAATCCCGCTAAGTCTGCGCTATCTTTTACAGCGTTAGTATCAACACCATCATTAATAGAGAAAGATGCTAACATTTGGGCGTTCTTAAAGTCTTGTGGAATTGAGTCATTAGCAACTAATACACCATACGCATAGATATTTGTGCGAGGCATACAGCCTGTTTGTGTTTGAGGTGTAACTCTCCAGCCTTGTAATTGCTGCTCATAAGTAAAGTTAAGGAAGTCATAAGCGTTAGCAAGATTAGCCTCTCTATCAGGCTGTGTTGCAGGAATAGAGTAACCTTTAAGTTTAGCAAACGCTTTGTATTCGTCATCAGTAACCCATGAGTTAGCATTAGCAACCACGGTACCATCTTCGATAATTAATTGAGTACCGATAGCAACAACGATTTGATCACTATTCGCCAACTCTTGAGATGTGATATCAGTACCGTTAACGCTTGCACCATCAAAGTATGTAACAGTAGCAAATACTTTGCCCACTTCAGCAGTAGCAGATAGGTCTAGTGATAACTCTGTTGCGCTGTCAACGAATACGATAGTAGGATTTAAAAGCAAGGTGTATAACTCAGCACCAAACTGTACCTTGATGTCTGTAGCTGATGTTAAATCTACCCCAGCAAAGACAAACACGACTCGATTATCTTTGTTAGCAATTACTAAGTTTTGGCTCATTGGTTTATGTCCTGTTGTTTGATAACTAGAGTATAACATTTATTGGAGGTGAAAAAAAACCCACTAGTAAGGAGTGTAACTAGTGGGTAAAGTTCGGGGCTATATTTTATTATTATTATGGTGTGTCGTTGACTATATCGCCAACAGTCATATTAAACATTGTAAAATCAAGCGTGCTTATTTGATCTTCAATAGTTGGGAATGTGTCACCGTCTCCCATTCTCCACCAGTTATCTGGCGGAGTGGTTAGCGATGCTAAGTCGTGAGTCGTGCCGCTGTTATAAATAGCTGTAACGTTGGCTGTTTGATCACTCGACCATATAGCCACCTCGTCAACCTTGTCATTGTTGCGCATATGCTTGCCACCAAATACAACCTCACCTATACGAAATTGCTCATCTTTAATCGATGAATCCCATCCATTATTATTATTATCCTTAGTTAATGTTTGACTAACACCGTCTAGCCATATTTCAAAGCGCCCGTAATAATCGTTAATACTTCCCCCATTACTACCTGTAGTGCCTCCATCATAAGTAATAATAAAATGTACCCATGTATTATCGACCATTGAGTTATCAGGAGTAGTAAGTTTTAACCAGTCATCCTCAGAGCCATATTTTATATTTAGACTTTCTTCGCTTGAGTTTCCATTCCAGTAAACCCATACGCGCCCTTCATTATCCTTATCAGTACCACCATAAGAGATAATAGTTTGGTTTGTATCGCTTGAGGTGCCACCTTTAAACCATCCGCAGATAGTCCAAGCATCACCAGCGCCAACACCGTTAGCCGCTCGATACATTGGATTGCTAGTCAATGCTGAAGCGTCCATATAATCGTTATTGTTAAAGTTAATTGATTTAGTATTCGAGTAAGGAGGGTTTGAAACAGTAATAGTTAATGTTTCTGTGTCAGCACCAAAATAATTAACTGCTTTCATTGTTGGAGTGTAAACACCATCGACAGCAATAGAGCCAACCAACTTTCTAACATTCCCCTCTACCGTGACAATACCAGCTGGTAAGTTTTCCCACTCATAACCTACGCCACCAGTAGCGATAAGTTCATAATTAATACTAATATTCTCAGTCGTATTTATTGATAATGGACTAGTTATTACCGGTATATTATCCCCTCCTGTGCTGCTAAAAACAGCGTTGAGAGCGTTAACGGTCAAAGGTGCTGTTGCGCCATAAGGTACAGCGCTATCATTAACAAACTCAGCAAACGGAATTCCTGTAAATATATCAATGTCCCTTGCTAAGTCTTTAATACTAACCACTACATCAAGAGGGTTTATTAAATAAGCCTGTAATGAATTAAGGAATTGAACCCCGTTCGCATCTTCAACAAATATAGCGTTTGCTTCTGAGTCTCTGTAAATAATAATACTCATGTGATCACCTGTATAACTGAACCTGCATTGACTAAAGTTCCATTTGCTGAGAGCCTAACTTGAATTGCTATAGGGTTATCCCTTGTGTTTAAGTCTCCCATGTAAATCAAATCAGGTACCAAAGAAAATCTGTATGGGTTGCCTGAGCCACTATCTAAACGACCTATGATTTTTTCTAAAGTATAAGAACCTCCGCCAGTACCTAGTGTGTATCTAAATTCCAGCAGTGTATTATTTGTACCAGGCGTAACTACATAATCATTACGGATTAGCAAAGTATTACCTAGTGTTAACTCTGTAGGGTCAATAGCTCCCGTTGATACATCCATTAATTCAGTTATACCATTAGGCTTGTATGTATCGTTAGAGAATGCGCCTAAACCATCATTGGGTATTGTTGTCCATGCGCCACCAGTTAGCACTAGAGCGGATGTTGTTGTGGATGTGTCGTTATAATCAATAAATCCGCCACCTCCGCCACTTCCGCCACCAGTGGTGTTATCTAATATATCTTGTAATAACTCGTTTACACTAGGCATGTTAGCCTCCTATAGCTGTTAACCAGCTTTGTAGTAATGAATTTTTATCGTTGCTATTTATAGTTCCGCCATTAGCTAAAACTATACTAACAAGTAAGTGATTGAGAATTTCTTCTCTGTTTGTTTGGGAGCGATTTGTTGACATGATTAACCCTCAATTAATTAGAACATGAGGGAATCATAAAATACGAGGGAGGTATTTCGAGGGAGTTGTATTGGTGGCTAGCTAGCCTATCGCTCCCTCAAGCGATAGATACATTATAGCTTTATTTTAGATAATAAAAAACCCCGTCTAGCGAGGCTTAATAATAACAGTTAAAAACTAAATACCTTTTTCTGCCGTTACCTTTCTAGGGTCAACCTTTACAGGTTCAACTTTAGCTTTACGTGCTAATTTATTACAGTCATTAAGACTTGCTTGCTTTGGTAACTCAGCAGGGTGCAATGTTGATTTAAGCTCTTCAATCTTATCTTCAAGCTTTTTAACTTCAGCCCATACAACGTTGTTTTCTTCTAGCTTGGTTAATTCTTTCTTAGCCA